CTTAGAAGATGTTGAGGATTTTGCAGCACCCGCACCAAATGGGGACGGAGATGGACTGATTTTCAGTTTTGTCCCCACCGCAGGTTGCTTTTTAATCCTTGTTCCTCCATTGATGGAGTTTGACGCATGAGCCAGGATGTATTCTATTTGGTAGCCAATCTCTGGAACTTGTTTGCGTAGCTTTTCGATAAGCGGGTCAGACATTAAATCCTTGAATTGTTTCCCGACAGTTGTGGACTCGTCTTTAATGTCGGGAACTTCTTCTTCAGCCGCAGCGATGTATTGACCTTTCAACTGATCCATCTGGGCGATCTGCTGGAGATGCGCCTGTTGAGCGGGAATGTATTTGGTCAACGCCTCGCGAGCGTTTCGGTTAGCTTTGCGGATTTGCTGCTTGGTGAACTCGCGGTCTCCAACTAGGATTATGTCCTCAGAACGATAATCTTCGTATTCTTCCAGTAGTTCATCAGTTGAATCAAGGGTTTTCTCAAGTTCCTTGTATTTCGCCTTTAGGTCATCAAATGACTGTATTTCGCGGAATGGGTTTTGTTCTTGAGGGACTTCCTTGATTTCCGGTTGAGACTGAATCTTTTCCTCCAGGGCTTTCTTCTGAGCGGTTAGCTCGCCAATGCGTTGAAGCAGTCGGCTCTTACCCTTTTTGGCTAAAGATTGAATCTGCTCCGTGGTCAACGACAGTAGATCAATTTCGCTTTCCTCTTCCTCCTCTTCGGTATCGTCCTCTGTTTCGGATTCCTCTTCTTCGGTAGGAATCTCTTCCTCCTCGGTTTCGGTTACCTCTTCTTCGGTTTGCTCCTCGGATTCAGTTTCTGGATTTTGTCTTGCCGTTCTCTGAGCTACAAGCTCTTCAAATGACATATTGGACACTGATTCGATAGCTTCAGCGGTAGCTTCTGGATTGCTCATATTGGAAACGCCATTTACGCTCGGCGGTGCGATTTGCAGCACACTAACGCGAATTTGTTGCAGTTGTCAATAGTGATGTTAAGGGGATAAAAATTCATTGAAACTTTTTCTTGCGTTGTCAGAAAAACATGGGTAGATTTCTGCCGACGAGAGGTAGGACTCATCGTTAAAGTTCTCCACCGCCTGAGCAAAAATTGCAAGGTGTTAAAAGGCTAGCACGGGTTTTCCTACCTCCTCGTGCTAGCCTTTTTGATTTAGGCTAGTTTCTCTTGGAACGAGTCAGCCAGGAGAACGGGCAAAGGGGTCGCAAGACTTCATCACCATTAGGCTCGCGGCTAGCTCTGACTCCGATCTGTCATCTAGCATCCGTAACGGCTACAATCCGAAGCGGGGGGAAGAGCGTAAAACCGAATCAGGTCTCTGGAAGCAGGGGTTCTGCATGGTGAACCAAGGCACATAGGAATACGGAAACGTAGCCCTAAGAGATCGGTTTGGCTTTATCCTCTCGGGGAGAATAATTTTGAGTGAAACGAACTAATTCTTCTTGATTTGACTGAGAAAAAAGGAAAACTAACCCCGCAACCAATACAAAAATAATGAAACAAACAGAAAGACAAGATACGAGTAGTAGAGAAGATTTAATCACTGAGGCTATTGAAGCAATGGACTACCATCTAAAAATAGCTAAAGACAAAATAATTTACGCTACAAAAACAATCAGCATGGATGATCTGGGTGAGCCTTTTATTACATTCGACTCAGGAGGAAATAATGTTCATGTTAGCTTTATTTACGGCAATGTTGAGATAGAGGAAGAATCGGTAATTTCCATAAAGGATATTGCGTTTGGATTATTCAGTAATACCAATACAAAAAAAGAAGCATTATCGCTTATTAAGGGGCTAGAAAAAATTACTAATAAGGTGAAAAAACTTCATTCTGAGTTCCAATACTAACACAGCAACACAAAAATATGAACACGATTAAACTAGACCGATTACTTTTTATCTACGCTCTTAATGGTGTGATAAAATGCTATTCCGATAAAGAACTCAGAGGAACAGAGCCAATGCTTGAGGCAGCAGGATGGAAACACACCGCAACGATTGACCCTGCACGATGGATTGAAGCGATAGCGAACGGGCATGACGATCCAAGCGATATGCTGGATGAACTGCAATTCACACGCTAACTAATGGAAACAGAAGAACCGTAGAGGATTAACCCCTACGGCTCTCTGAACACACAAACACGCCGAAAACGAAACGGCAAGGCAATAAAAGCAGAGTTTGTTGAAATGTCAACCTTCTTTTTTCAAAAAATAGAGAAGCTCATCCAATGTTGCCACGCTGCCAACAATCTTCATCACATCGTTTGTATCGGCGCACATCCGCAGGTCTGCGAAGAATCTCTCACGCTCGTCTTGAATGAACTGGATGATTGCTTTAAACTCGTCACGGTCGGATAGAGCAGCAACTGCTTGCTGGATGGTTGGCTTAGGTAGTGGTGTCATTTTGCTGAAGGAGAGTCGCTAGTCATTTTCTCAATCATGCTTTCCAAGAGTTTGGTGGCATTTTCGATGGTGATGGGTCTACCTATTAATGACGAAATCATGCCGTGCCTAGTTGCCCCGTTGACCGTAAGCTGAATCTTTAGTTCGTTTGACATGCCGCTAGACTACATGGACTTATTGCCCTTGCAACGTTATTTTTTGCGCGACAAGGAATTTGGTGAGTTTTTTATTGTTCCATTCCTTGAGTTGTTACGCCACCCATCTGTGCAGGTGCAGTTCCCAATCTGCCAATCTCGGCGTTCTGCGCTTGTTGTAGCTGAAATTGATACTGTCCCGCATACTTCTGCAATCGACCTGCAAAAGCCTCGTCTTGCTGCGCCCTAGCCGCAATGTCAGGCTGTTGCACGTATGCTTGCACCATCTGCATTGCAATCTGCGCGCCGTTAGGTTGTGCCGGCACTTCGATGCCAGAGAATATCTTAGCCAGGTCATCAGTGACGTTCTTCGCTACCTTCTGCTGTGCCTCTTCAACTGGCTGGAGAACGTAGTCAGCAAAGATTGGATTGATCGAGGAAGCCGCAAACTCAAGTAGCTTGTTCACATCCATGATTCCATTACGATCCAACTGAACCAATTGAACCATATTCTTCAACTGAGTCTCCGCTGTTTCTGGGTCACTCGACAAGGAATCAAACGAAACCATAATCGAGAAATCCTCATCAGGGCTGCCCTTCGTCATCACCTGCGGATTAGGATTGCCCGTCACTTGGAAAAAAACCTCATCTGGTCCCATACGCTGATACAGCTTCCAAGCCATAGTAAGAACGTCCTTCACATGGTCTAGGAACTTGCCGATGTAGTATTGCTGCCGCGCCGCCGAAAGGGGATTTTCAAGATCAAGACCAATAGCACGATCAGCTTGACTACGCATTGAAAGCTCACTTTCAACAGAACCATCATCACGCGGAGGAATCGGACCGAATGCGATTTCACCCAAACGCCGATACGGGACTCTGCGACCTGGGCCCCAATCAGAAGGAGGCCTTCCAGCAGGATGCATAATAGGAGGTAGAGTTGCAAGAGATGCACGGTCAATGCGGCTGTCGCGCTCTGTTTTAATTTGCATCTGTGGTCCACGGAGAATATCGGAGAAAGTTTGCACTTCATACATTCTCTTTTGGTCATTAGCAAGGCGAGTGACTACGAAAGGATAATCGTCGTATCCGTTAAGGAGTTCATGCTTGGCAAAGCCCTCTGTCTGCGGATGGAACACGGTGCAGTAAATACCCTCGGAACCGTCCTCTTCGTCAATCAAACGCTGATACGCATAGACAACCATCACAAGGTCGTTGTCGTCGGTGATTGGAAGGCGTGTCTGAGTCTTAACCTTCTCGCCATCGAGATGCATGGAGTCTTTTCCACGAAGTGTTTCAATAGCATTATCCACCCATTTCCTATCCCAGCCTTCGTTTGCTATTTTCTTCTCAAGCTCTTGAGCCGTTAGGAAGGTGCGCCAGAACATGTATGGTGCGCGTTGTGGGTCGGAAATGTAAGATGGAAACATCACCTCGCCATCGGGAGCGCAAGCATAGACAACCGGACAGTCAACTGTTTCACGAGGAAGCGGGATTTCTGCCACGCCCATCTTGCGGAGGTCTTTGATTGCTTTCTTTGCTCGCTTAGTGGAAAGGTCAGGGAAGGAATCTTGAATCAAATCAAGTAACATCTTATCATCTTGCCCACTGAGGATCAACTCCACAAGGTCAGGGGATGCTTCACTAATCTGCTCTAGGCTGATGCTCTGGAGATAAGAACGCTTCTCACGATTCCAACCAACGTAGGAAACCATGATGCCTTTTTCCATTAGGTAGTTACCACCAATCTCCATTTGACGCTTGAAGTCAGGAATGTAGCTGGAGCGCATCCATTTGAGGAACCCGGAAACAACCGCAGCCTTGGGCATTGCCGCCATTGAAGTCGGGAACGCCTTGATGTGGGAACGAGCCAACGCTTGATCAAACAGCGCAACATACATATCAATGCGCTCGCCAACTACGTTCACCTCTTGGTCAGAAGCACCCTGCCACGGAAAGGCATTTGCCCCGTTCTTGCGAAGGTCATCAGACTTGCCATCCCAGATGTTCCTGCGGTCATTGTAAGAACGCAAGCAAGACTCAAAGTAGTAATCAAGATCAATCAAGCAGGTATCGTAAGCATTTGCCAACGCGCCAATATCAGGCTCTTTGTCCACGTAAACAAGGGACTCATCTTCTATTTCTTGAACTGGATTCATGGGGTGTATTGGTAGTAATCTCCAAGGTCGGAATTGACAAGGATAACATCAACTTCCTTCCCAATTAATCGTTTTGCCATCTGAACAGGAACTTGGATATTAACGCTGAATCCGTCAATTCGTCCCTTTACCCATGTAGGATTATTACAAGTCTGCAAAATCATTGCCCTCAATGGAGCTTCTGGAAGGTCTGCAATGACAGCTTCAACAACCTTTGCTGGCCGTCCTCGTTTTTTTGGTTCTTTCTTTGGAATCATATTAGTAGCCTCCACCTCCCTGAGTTGTAACCAAGCTGACGGAATTGTCAACATGATCTATCCCAGCGATTGCTGCATAGCGTAAAACGTCAATAACGTCCTTCCATGCCTCCTTCAATCCACCTTCTCCGGTGTATTCTGATAAACCTTGGATGATGTTCTCACAGTCGGAACTAATGTAGAAATGCGGTCGATTGACAGAATCCAACGGCTTAGACGTATCCCATGCCATTTTCCCAATCAATGCTTGCAATCCATCGTCAATCTCCAAGCCCGGGGCAGGAATGCAAACCATGCCAGAATCGTTCAAATCCTCAATAATCGAAGATGAACCATCCTGCACCTGATACTTCGCAGCTCCAAGTCGCGGGTCAATTAACCTCTCGAAAATATCCTCTTCCCCTTCCATCTCCTCGATAAGGTCAACATAGTCACGGATACCGTAGCCTTGTCCCTTAGCACCCTCTCCAGGCATCCACTTACCATTCCGCCATTCCGCCCAGTCGCCCACGTCAACCCCAGGCCATTCGCGGTAAACCCACATTGTTCCCGTCTCATCTACGGCGATCCAGCACATAAACCAGTTCTTCGATCCTGCGGGGTCGATGATATGATACCTTGTGATGTTGCGAGTCGGAATCTTGTCGGGTTCTACCACATTAACCACCTTGTTAAACTTGGGAAACTTGGTAGCGTGTGACTTCATAGGCACACCGTAAGCACGAATCAAAATCTCTTCCCGTGTCCTGCCTTTCAGCGTCTCCTTGATGCGTTCGTATCCACCGAAAGCATTGTCCTGCGAGTGGAAGTAATGCACAGATGCATTTAGCTTCTTAGACTTCTGGACATACGGAACAAGCTCATTATTAAGCAGTTCTGCTTCCCTGCTTTCAATCGTTGTAG